TTGTTGTCAATTTCCCGGGACTTGAACGTCTACTTGATGACCTTGAACGACAGGTGGAGAGAACTGGAAGAATTGTGCTTTGCGACGGGACTCCCATTATCGTCCGCCAAAAGCATACAAGACTCGGATACCTTCTTCAAGGAGACGAAAACCGAATAATGAAGCAAGCAGCCGTCTACATTCGGCAAGCCTGTGTTCGAGAAGGGCTAGATGTTGTCAAAGTAGGAGATATTCACGATGAGCACCAATACGACGTAGCCAACAAAGACGTAGAGAGGTTCTGCCAGCTTCTACCCGAATGCTTTGCAAGGGCTGGGGAGGCCTTCAATTACCGCGTCCCCATCGCCTGCGACTATAAGGTAGGAAAAACTTGGGCAGAGACCCATTAATTTTTCTCTTGACATTGACCCTCAATTCTGGTATAATACGCGTATAGAGAGAAGGAAGGAACTCTTTCTCTCTATTTTATCAACTAGCAATGTGATGAAAGGAAGCCTATTATCATGCCTGCTCGTAAAGTTGCAACCCTTGTTTTTCGTGGTAAGCTTCAATATGCTAAGGTTCTTGGTGATCCTATCGACAACTACGCCAAGGACGGAAAGGAATGGCGGTTTGATTTTATCCCCAATGACCAAGAAGGTGCCGCCAAGGAACTTAGGCAGCTTGGCGTAGGAGACCGCCTTCGCACCAAGGTAGACTCCGAAGGCAATCCCCGCTACGATGGTCAGGCTTTTATGACCTTCAAGCAGAAGGCTCTTAAGGCAGACGGCACTCCTAATAAGCCTATCCGTGTCATCACCATCAATGGCAAGGAATGGCCTCAGGATGTTCTCCTTGGAAACGGCACGGTAGCAGATGTAACATTTGTTGTGATTGACAATGGTAAGGGTCGATTTAAGGGCGTCTACCCACGGACTATTCGAGTGCTGGACCTTGTGCCCTATACTAAGAATGAGGCAGCCCCCCTTCCGCCAGATGACGAATACGCCATGAGTGCGGAGGAACAGGAACGCCAACTGGCCCTTCTCAGGGGCCGTCCACCCAAGGCTCCGGAGCCGGTTAGCGACGAACTCTTGGACGACGAAATTCCCATCGACTAACAGCAATAAGCGAGACCTGAGCATGTCTCTCTAATAAACTGCTCATTCTAACTATGCTTACTCTAACTATAACATAAAAGAGCAATAACTTGCAATTATGAGACAAATTAATGTTCGTCTGCAATTTGAACGACTAGTAACTCAAAAAGAAACAGGGTTTGTGCTTGTTTCTGTCCCAATTACTTCTTCAATTGACGACGCTATCGCAGAAGCCGAGAAAGGAAATTTCCTGCGAAAGCTTGTTATGAATATCGAACCTCTCGAAGAAGAATGGACCTTTCGTTTACCGGAGCAACAAGATAGTGGCGCCTAATTTAAATGATCTCCCCGATGATATTTTTGCGCTCTTTGATCCTGACAACGACCATGTAGTTAATGAGGAAAACGTAGAATGGGCGGGAGAACAATTTAAGAGGCTCCTTCGTGAAAAGCTAAGGGGGCGTCAAGATAATGACCCGTTTCGAATGTCAAACCTTGGAAAACCTGATCGACAGTTTTGGTATCAGGCTAAGAATGCCAAAGCCGAAAAGCTGTCTCCAAAGGTTTACTTCAAGTTTCTTTATGGAGATGTAATTGAACTCCTCATCCTTTTCCTCGCAAAAGAGGCTGGCCATATTGTCGAAAGAACTCAAGAAGAGATTGAGGTTGACGGTGTCAAAGGGCACATTGATGCGATTATTGATGGAACAGTCGTTGACCTCAAATCAGCCTCTCCCCATAGTTACAAGAAATTCGAAAAGAATACGATTCTAGAAGACGATCCTTTTGGATATGTAGCTCAGCTTTCCAGCTACTCTAGCGTTCTTACTCCCGGTAAAGACGCGGCTTGGATCGCCTTCAACAAGGTTAGTGGGGATATTTGTGTCACACCACTTTCCAACAGCATTATCCAAGATTTCAATGTTGCTGAACGTATCGCCCATCTTCGGGCTATCGTGGCCAAGGACGAGCCCCCGGAGCGGTGCTATGATGACGAGCCCGATGGAAAAAGTGGCAACCGCAAGCTTGGAACCGCTTGTTCCTATTGCCCCTATAAGAAGCAATGTTGGCCCGGTCTCCGAACCTTCCTTTATAGCAGCGGGCCTCGGTTCCTAACAAAAGTAGTCAAAGTTCCCGATGTTCCTGAAGTAAAAGATGACAACTTGGAAATTGAATAATACGGGCCCCATAAAGGCCATAGTTTGTCGAGCCAGCGACATAAAGAGGGGCAGGCTTAAAGTGTCTCACATAGAGTTGACGGACCTTAACTCCCTTCGATTGCTAATGATGCACGTAGAAGACCCGTTGATTATTGCTTTTGCCTCAGAGGAAAATGCCCCCGCAGAATTAGAGATTATGGTGTATGACGAACCGATTGAGATTCAGAACTAACTTTGAAAAAGCAGTTTATGAGCACGCTAAAAAGCACAAACGAAATCTTGAATATGAGCCAACCTATCCGGCTATCCATTACGTTGCGCCTGCCCGCTACATTCCCGATTTCAGACTACCAAATGGACTTCTTATTGAATGTAAAGGATACTTCGGTGCAAGAGATAGAAAAAAAATGCTCCAAATTAAGCGAAATAATCCGCACTTGGACATACGGTTTGTTTTTCAAAGAGCTAACAACCGCCTCACAAAATCCCCAAACTCCATGATGTATTGGCAATGGGCCGAGAAGCACGGTTTTCCGTGGGCCGAAAAGGTAATTCCAGAGGAATGGTTTGATGAATAATAGTGCCAAGATATTGACACTTGATATTGAGACAAGACCGGCCATTGCCTTCATCTGGCGAATGTGGAAAGAAAGCATTCCTAATGAAAGGCTTATTGAACCTGATGGTATTCTTTGCGTAGGAACCAAATGGAATTACGAAAAAAGGCCCGTCGTCTTTTCTACGTGGAAGCATGGCGAAGTAGGAATGCTGTCTAAGGTGCTCGAACGAATTAATGAGGCCGACGCCATTGTTACGTATAACGGCTCCAAGTTTGACCTTCCGCATCTTATGGCGGCTTTTATCAAGAACGGGCTTCCGGCTCCCGCTCCTGTTTCGCATATTGACCTTTTCAAGTTTGTTCGAAACCACACCAAATTCATGTCAAAGAAATTGGATTATGTGGCGCAAGAACTAGGATTAGGAACAAAAATTAAGCACGACGGTTTCGATATGTGGGTTCGGGTCATGCAAAAAGACCCTGTGGCCCAAAAGAAAATGGAGGAATATTGCGCTCACGACGTGTATCTTACGGAACAGGTTTATGAGAAACTCAAAGGTTACATCCCCAATCACCCGGCTTTGGGATTTGCAGGAACTCCGGAAACCTGTCCTACTTGCGGCTCCAAACGCACTCAACGGCGAGGATTCTATTACACTCGCCATTACAAATGGCAGCGGCATCAATGCACATCGTGCGGCTCTTGGTTCAAGACCTCGCAGCAAAAGATCAAGCCTAATGACTAAAGAAGAGTTGTTCCAACTAATAAATGACCGTTTCGAAGGTTGGGAGCTTGTAGAGCTTCTTGGGATTAGCGCAGAAGAGATTTGCCTCGCCTTTGAAGACGAGGTTTTCCGAAAGATGAAGACAATTAAGGAATTGCTCTTACTAGATGAGGAGGATGAGTATGACGACGAAGGAACAACAGACTATGATGAAGCAGAATAACTATTACTTTTGGCTTGGACCTGATGGCGAGCTTGATGTTGTCACCGAAGAGCAATTCAAGCGCCTGCAGCAGCAAAAAAATCGGAAGGGAGACCGGCCTAGTGGCCCACGAAAAAACTAATGACCCGCAAGAGAAAATTGCATTGGGAGCTATCAAGTATGACGCCGGAAAGGCTCCAATCTATCGGGGCTTCCTTTCTTATTTCCCTAGAGCAATTGAAGCAGTTTCCCACGTTTCCTACTTCGGTGCTACCAAGTATGCATGGCGAGGATGGGAAAACGTGGACGATGGCATCAATCGCTACACTGATGCAATGGTACGACACCTTATCACAGAGGGAAAAGGAGAAACTCTGGACCCTGATAGTGGACTTCTTCATGCTGCCCACACTGCTTGGAACGCCCTCGCGCGGCTTGAACTAATTCTTAAAGAGCAGGAGGAGCTAGAAAATTGGGCAATGATGTCGGAGGAGGCTAAAGAGATTGTAGATTACATTAACGGCTGTTATTATCTACAGCCCGACACTGATGATAAAAAGGAAAAATCTATCATGCAGGACTAGTCAAATGAAGCGTAGATACCTAAATGAGAAGCAGCGTCGCCGTAACAAGATAGCTCGGGACCTCGCCTCTAAGAGATACCGGCAGCGTATTGTGCCTAAAAACAAGAAACCCTATTTTCGACTGGAGCTTGATTATGACGATGAATACTGAAAATGACAAAAAGGTTGTCTACCTTACATCCTCTTCCGAAGAATATTACAAGTATCTTGATGAAGACGAAAATCTGAACGAAGACTCTGCTATTGTTTTTATTATTGATCCCGATGCAGAAGAGTTGGTTGTTTACTTTGGAGAAAATCAAGAGCGAGTTCTGTCTCTTAACGGGGTTACGGAAGTCTTGCTCGTAGACAAAGTTCTGCACGATGGAGATTTTTGGGATCAGTTTTTGGAGTCCTTCTACGCTGCCATTCAGAAAACTCTTAAGGAGAGTGGACTTAATGATGAATAATCCGTTCCCTTCCAGCTATGAAGAGTTCGTATATAAGAGCCGCTACGCTCGATGGCTTGAGAATGAGAAGCGCCGAGAGAATTGGGATGAAACCGTAGAACGACTTGTTAGTTATTACCAAAACAAGGTGGGCGCTGATATTCTTACACCAGAGATTAGGGATGAGCTCTATAATGCCATTTACAATTTGGAAGTGATGCCCAGCATGAGGGCTCTTATGACGGCAGGCCCTGCCCTTGATCGTTGTAACGTAGCAGCTTACAACTGTGCCTATCTTCCCGTAGACAGCCCCCGCTCCTTTGACGAAACCTTGTATATCCTTATGTGTGGAACTGGGGTTGGCTATAGTGTAGAGAGTAAATACATCGACCAACTTCCCAAAATTAGCGAAAACTTCCAAGACACCGACACAATTATTGTCGTTCAAGATAGTAAAGAGGGTTGGGCCAAAGCCTTTCGGGAGCTCATATCGCTACTCATTGCGGGTCAGGTTCCTCGATGGGATACTTCACGAGTTCGACCTGCCGGATCACGTCTTAAGACCTTTGGGGGACGAGCTTCTGGTCCCGAGCCACTCGAAGACCTCTTTAGGTTCTGCGTTGAGATATTTAAACGCGCAGCTGGAAGGCGTCTTACGTCCATAGAATGCCACGACATTCTTTGTAAGGTGGCTGACGTTGTTGTCGTAGGTGGTGTTCGCCGCTCGGCAATGATTAGCCTCTTTGATTGCACCGATAATCGTATGAGCAAGGCCAAGTTTGGGGCTTGGTGGGTTGACAATCCTCAACGCGCCCTTGCCAATAATTCTGCCGTCTACGAAAACAGGCGGCCCGATATTGGCTTCTTTATGGAGAAGTGGAAGGAGCTTTACGACAGCAAATCTGGAGAGCCCGGATTTTTCAGCCGTTACGCTTGTCAGAATATTGCGGCTCGTAATGGACGACGTGATGCCGAATGGGATTTTGGAACTAATCCGTGTTCCGAAATTATCCTACGACCTTTTCAATTTTGCAATCTTTCGGAGGTTGTCGTAAGAAAGAATGATACATTTGAGTCTCTTTCAAGAAAGGTTCGTCTTGCAACTATCCTAGGAACTATTCAGTCTACTTTTACTGATTTCAAATACCTTCGTAAGAAGTGGAAGGATAATTGTGAAGAAGAACGCCTTCTTGGAGTTAGCCTTACTGGTATTTGTGACAACATCCGCCTTCTTAATAATGCCTCTGTTCTAAGAGAATTGAAAAATGTTGCTGTGGAAACAAACAAGGAATGGGCTGAAAAATTGGGGATTAACGTCTCTGCTGCTATTACCTGTGTTAAGCCTAGTGGCACTGTTAGTCAGCTTGTTAATTCTGCTAGCGGTCTCCACGCTCGTCACAGCGAGTATTACCTGCGAACTGTTCGAGCGGATAACAAGGACCCTATCACGCAGTTTCTCAAAGATCAAGGAGTTTATTACGAGCCGTGTGTAATGAAACCAGAGACCACTACGGTCTTTTATTTTCCGATAAAGAGCCCTGAAGGCAGTCTTACTCGTGGAAAGCAAACAGCAATTGATGCACTCAATCTTTGGAAGACGCTCCAAGAAAATTGGTGCGAACACAAACCCAGCGCCACGATTAGTGTTAAGGAACATGAGTGGATGGAAGTTGGAGCGTGGGTTTATGAGAACTTTGATACTCTCAGCGGTGTTTCATTTCTGCCTTATGATGGCGGCACTTACAAGCAAGCGCCATACACAGAAGTCACCGAAGAAGAGTACAAGGAGTGGGTGGCAAAGCATCCGCCAGTAACAATCAACTGGGACGATCTACGTCTCTACGAAACTGAGGACGGAACTACAGGCAATCAAGAGCTCGCTTGCACGGCTGGCGGTTGCGATGTAACCGATCTTATCTATAATAACAGCAACTAATCTAATTAAGATAAAAAGAAGGGGTCTCGGGAATTAATCCTGAGACCCCTTTTTTATGCAATTCTCAGTCTGAACCAAGGTAAACTAGAAGAAGCGAGTGTCGTTGTAGGTTGCGTTGGCAACCCGGAAGTAAATTGTTGAGTCGTTCTTCGACAAGTGTATGTTGTAGTAGTGCCTGAGTTAGGACCTAAAGCAACCAAAGCAGAAAAACGTATTCCTCGGAAAGTAGGGGCACCGCTATTGTGTACTGCTAACCAATAAAGAGTTCCTGCGTTTAACGTCAGATTAGGAATGTCTGAAGTTTTTATTCCAGTGCTTCCAGCGTCTAATACACCGTCTGATTGTGCGAGTATTTGGTCAGGCAATCCATCTGCCGTGCTAGAATACACTCCGAGCCGTACTTCCGCATCTGAAGCTGCCTTTGTAATTTCAATCGCAAGCTGGTCAATTGTTATAGTTCTTGCCGGTAGAAAAGGAATAAAGTCTAAGCGATTAGCCGCCCCTGATGTTGTGGTAAGGGTAGCAGCAGTCATTTGTTGTGTAACGAAATCGCCACTAAAAACAGGAAGGCGTGCATGCACACCTTTTGACAAAAGAGTTAAAAACTCTCCAAAAGTAATAGCGCTATTGCTACTGCCTTGACCCGACTCAGGAGCTT